CTCGCTCATCCAGCCACAAGTCTCTGTCAGCTTGGACAGACACCCAGCCGAGGAGAACTCGGTCCTGCGGGTTGCGCTTGAATCTCATCCACGCCCCCAGCGGCACCTCATCCGCAGTCCACGGGCGGAGGACAGGGGTGGGTTTGATGCGGTACTGTGTGTCGTCCCAGTTCCACCTAGGTACATGTACTAATGACCACTTTCCTTCATACATGCTCTGAACGTCCTTCCCATCCACAAATGCCTGCATGACGCGGATGGCTTCTTTGGTTTGTTCGATATTCATTTCGTTTCCTCCACCTTCACCATTGGAACGAAGTCAAGCCGGTTGCTCTCGTCGATTGCGATTCCCCAATTGTTCCTGCGGCAGGACAGTTCGGTGGCGTTGTAAACTTCCACCACCTTCTCGTCCGGCAGGTAAATGGACAGCAGTCCTTTGAATGTTAGTCGTACAGTTTCTGATTTGTTTTGCTCGCTCATTTCGCCTCCTGTCTCTTTAGATATTCACTGACCGCTTCATCTGCTACGTATTGCAGTTTGTAGCCTTTGCGCTTTGCGTATTCCTTCAGTCGCTTGTGCGTGTCGTCTGACACGACAAACATCTTGGCAACGGGACGTTTGGGTTTGGGTTTTGGCGCACTCACTTCAGCCCCTCCGCAATCATGGCGTGCTCCAGGAGCAACACGGCGTCCGCGGTCTTGAGGGTAATCACCTGTCTGGGTTGGCGCTGCTGAGCAATACCCTTAAGGTGGCTCTTCCACTTGGCGCCGTGTGTGGCTTTGCTGCCGACCCCAATTGTTTTCTGCCAGCGCTGTGGCGGCACCTCGATCACCCGGGTCTTGGACGCTGCGATCAGTCCGTGCAGGAAGCCGACGTTGTAGCCGAAATTGAACATCGAGCTGCCCGGGGCGCCCTTGCCGCCGACGTAACCGCCGACCTTCTCAATGTACACCACGTCGCTGATCGCCAGCCTGTCGCTCACCAGGATACTGATGTCCTGGTCGGTGGTTGGCATACTGTTGAGGATGACCCCCGAGGGCCCGAGGTAGGCCAGGCCGCCGGACAGGCCCGGGTCAATGGCTAAGATCCGTTTCACTTCGATGCCTTTCTCAGCCAGGCCTGAATCGCCTTGTCGGCCACGGCCTGCAGTTTGAGGCCGGCGGCGAGGCAGTACTCTCGAAGGGCCTTGTGGGTGGTGGGTGTCACGTTGATGGTTTTCGGTTTGGTCATTTCGGAAGGTGTTTCTTTACGCGGAGCCAGTACGCCTCGGTGGCCTTTTTCTTGTCACCGCTGGGTCCGCCTCCGTTCCACTTACGAGCGAGCTGCTCGGTGGTGCAGCCTTTACCCCAGTGCTTCAGGTAGGCCTCGCACACAGCCCGGGCCGCCACCCGGTTGGTCATGTCTTGGTGCCGGTAGTTACTGCCGGTGATCCGGTTCACATCCAGGACAACTGCGCGGTGGATCTGCAGGGGGCCTACAGCGCGTCCGTTGTCGCCGATGGCCTGATCGTTGCCGCTGCTTTCTACGATGATCAGGGCGGTAATGAGGTTGGATATGGTGGTCATGGTTTGAAGAGTGTTGCGCGTTGGCCAGTCGCGCCCCTGGTTGGGTGGTATTGGCCCCACCCGGGCCTAAAGTGTCTGAACCTATCAGGCTAAAGAGTTTCGCTTTTCCCATCCAGCCTGTGCCACTCGGCGAAACTCGCGATTGGCTGAGTCCTGAAGATCGACGCTCAAATGCTTGAGCGAGGTTTGAAATCGGCCAAAGAGCAACTCGAAGTGCTTGGGGCTTTTGATTTCTCGGGCTTGCTTCATCAGCTTCATCGTCTTGTTCATGTTTTGCTTTGGTTTGCTGCTGTTGCTTTCGACGTGATCAAGATGGCCCAGACCACGTTTCCCGTCTACAGAGAAAACTGTTTTTCTGTAGATTTTGAAGAAAACCCAATGTTTATGCGGGTCAAACAGGGGTCACTTTTCTGGAACGTAGGGCTCGCCGGGGTGCTCCTGAGCGTGCTCTGCGAACGCTGCGTAGGCCCGGAGGTCGACATAGTTGTCGGGGTGGAATACCCGGGCGCTGCGCTGCACCTTAAAGGCCACCATCATCAGCTCGACAATGTGAGGCGGCAGTGCGTGCGGCAGCGTGATTCCGTAGTGCTGCTGGATCAGGCCTGTCCAGGAAAGCCCGATGTTGGTGTGGCTGTGGTGCGGCTCGCCGTAGACCTTGCCGCGCTCCTGGATGGTTGCGGAAACAACGTTGCTCATGGCCAGGCGGTGTAGACCACGGTGCCCTGGCCATTGGCGTCGACCAGCTCGACTGCATTAACGCCCTTCAATTTGCCCAGCGCGGACAGGAGCTGGGTGTCGTTGGTCGCCTGCGCGATGCAGGTCGACACGATGTCCGCGTCGTCGTAGGAGGCCGACAGGTTCTCCTTGGTGCGGTCGCGCCAGACGCGCACCACGCGCCCGTTGGAGAGGTTCACGCGCCGCATTGACTCGACGCAGGGGAAGGTGTGTTTCATGGGGCCTTCAGGTTAGGTGAGCGCGACCGATTTCCAAGATGTTCCGTTGTGAATGTACAACACGTCGGTGTTGGTGGCGCTGTTGGTGTGGAAGTACATCGGCACGTTGGTAGGGCTGCTCGACACATTGGTCGGAGTACCTGTCGGAGCCCCGGAGCCGGCCGGGATGTAGACGAACCCGTCGATCATCGAGCTGCCGCCAATCGGCCCGATGAAGTCGCCGCCCACCTGATTGTAGCTGGCACCCTTGATCAGCTTGCCGGTGGTTCCATCGAACAAAACGAAGTTGCCATCCGTAGCGCTGCCGGGTCCAACTACGTCGCCAGTGCCAGTCCCAGTGGCTGCAATGGTGATCGTGCCGGAGCCGTTGGTGATCGTGATGTTTGAGCCTGCGGTCAGCTTGGCCCGATTGAGCGTGCCGCCCAGGCTCTTGCCGATGAGCAGATCGCCGTCGGTGTAGACATTGCTCTGCCCGGTGCCGCCGTTGAATACCTGCAGCGTTCCGCTGACTGCAGAGCCACCCAAGGCAATCTGGGGCAGGTCGATGGCCTGGATGGCAGACATGACCACGTTGGTGCCATTGCCGCGCAGGTACTGGCCGTTGGTCTGCGATCCGGCCAGTGCGTCCATTGCGCTCTGGGCCGTGATGCTTGCGGTGCCGCCCTTGGAGATCGGGAGCACATTGGACGTGCCGCTGTTCAGATCGACCGTGCCCCATGTGGCCGCGGACCCGGTGCTGGTCAGCACCTGGTACTGCGTTCCCACCGAGGTGAGGCCTGTGCCGCCATTGGCGATTGCCAAAGTGCCGGTCATCGTCACCGAGCCCGAGGTGGTGATGGGGCCTCCGGTGAATGACATCCCGGTGGTGCCGCCGCTCACACCGACCGACGACACGCTCGCACCCGCAGTGATGCCGTCCAGCTTCGCGGCATAGGTGCTTGTCATGTAGCCGTTCTGCGTGGATGTCGCCACGTTCTGGCTGATGACCGGCGTCGTGGAGCCGTTGGCCACGCTGATATTCGCACCGCCAGAGGCCGACACGTTGGTCACTGTGCCGGCATTGGCCGTGTAGCCCGCCGGGTTGCTGTCGGGATAGGCCCCGAGGTTTGTGAGTGCGCCCGCAGCCGTGGTTGCCCCGGTGCCGCCCTTGTTGATGGGCAGCGTGCTGGTGATCGTGCCGGCGGAACCCAGCACGTCGATGTTCCACGTGCCGGTTGCCCCGGTGCCTGTAAGCGACGGGATGTCGGTGCCGATGGCCAGGCCCAGGTTGGTCCGGGCATCACTCGCTGTGGTGGCTCCGGTGCCACCGTTGTCGAGATCCAGTGTACCTCCCAGGGTCAGCGTGCCGCTCGAGGTAATCGGGCCGCCAGAGAAACTCATGCCCGTGGTCCCGCCGTCGGCATTGACGCTGGTCACGGTGCCCGAGGCCACTGCGGCATTCAGCGTCGAGCCGGCCATCGACAGGTTGGTGCCGAGCGTGATCTCGCCCAGAGCAGTGCCCGTGGCATCTGAGCCGATCAGCTTCGCCACCGCGGAGGCCGCCTGCATCTTGGCGTAGGTCACCGCGTTGTTGGCGATGGTCGCAGCGAAGGACCCCGTGCCAGACCCGGTGACATCCCCGGTCAGCGTGATGGTCTGGTCGCCGGTGTTGCTGCCCGACAGGTTGCTGCCGGTAACCGTGCCCGAGGCAGCCACCGAGGTCGGGGTGATGGCGCCCAGGGCCACGCTGATGGCCGGTGTGGTCGTCGGGTTGGTAACGGTCCCGCTGACCCCATTGGCCGTGGTGACCGAGACCGATGTGACCGTTCCTCCGTTGGACGTGTAGTTGGCCGGGTTGGACGCAGGATAGGCGCCCAGGCTTGTCAGGGCATCGGGGGCGGTGGTCGCCCCGGTTCCGCCCGAGGCAACGGCCAGGACACCGCCCAGCGTGATGGTGCCGCTGCTGGTGATGGGTCCGCCCGAGGTGGTCAGGCCTGTCGTGCCGCCCGAGACGTTGACGCTGGTCACACCGCCGCCCGTAGGTCCCGGAGGACCGGCAGGCCCGGTGGGGCCGGCAGGACCCTGGGGTCCCTGCAGACCGCCGGCACCGAGTGGTTTGGTGGCTCCGGTATCGAGCCGGGTGATCTCCAGCGTGGTGTAGATCTCGGGCTGCCCGATATTGGAGGCAATGCCAAGGCCGTCTGCATGGCCGCCGCGCTCGCAGTAGTACTCGAG